CGCCACGCGTACGCAACGCCTCGGTGCATGTGTACGCCGAGGACCGCTCCGCTGCCGGGTACCCTAGCGATGTCTGCCCGGTACAAATTCTGCGCGGCGAACTCCCACGCAACGTCAAGATCAGTAGGCCCAAGCCCCTCGCCCAGCACCTGCGTCAACGTAGTGGCCGTCAGCGACTCTCCGTTGGTGAACGTGCCAGTCGTCTTGGTAACGCCTATAATGTTACTGTCGGTATCAACTCCGATGACTTTGCCGGTGGCCGTACTACTCACGCCGGTAACGGTGTCGCCCACGTCAAACACGCTGGCGTCCGCTACTTTGAGCGCAATATAGCCTTGCGAGCTGGGGGAGGGCCTGCCATCGAATGCTTCATAGCGAGGGAAATACGTGTACCCGTTGTTTACGCCGGGTTCCATGTTTCGGATACTCAGGCACGCGCCTGGGTTCTTACTCAGGTAGTCGCTGACAAGATCCAGACCCGCTCCAAGGCTGAAAACGTCTTGTGCCATTTATTCAGCCCTGATTGCAAAGTCGTATCCGTTTGATTGGGTGCCGCCCAAGTGGTTTGGTAGTTGGTCAGCTTCCAGTTTTGGCATCCACTCTGCGATACCTTGCTGCGCTTTAGCCATTGCGTCCGGCGCGTTCTCAAACGTCGCGTAATACGAGAGGGCGAGAAACACGATCGCGTAACGAAAGTGCGCCGGTATCAACGGTTCGCTGGCGTTCGCAATGGGCATCTCGTAAGGCGTTCGATAATACTCGTACGTCAGATCGTACGCGCCGTCAGGCGTCGGGCTGAACCGGATCTGATTGTTCGGCATGATATGAATAGCCGACGGTTGTCCGTTGCTAAGACCTCGTGGAAAGTCCAGCGAGTTGTAGTCTCGCACATCCCCTATCCACTGATCGTCAAGGTAGAACCCTTTGCGGTTCCACACTTTCAGGTCTTCCGGGCCCGCGTATGTCGCCGTACCTGCGCCTGTTGTGAGAGGCTGCGCCGACTCGCGCCATAAGAACTTCCAGTCCCAGAACTTAGACTGGACCACCAAGTCGGCTCGAATGATCCAGTTGACCAAGCGCAAAGTTTCACCCGTAGCGTTAGCGATCGAGGTAATACGCTGATTACCCGAGCCTGACTCTTCCTGGAGCGCTTGGACCATCTGGAGCAAATTCATTACAGCAGCTCGTTTTCTTCGTCAGCGTCAGCGTCCCCTACGGGCGCTTCAGGCTCTGGCGCTTTCGGCGTTGCTTTTTTGTTCGCTGGCGCTTTCGGCACTACCGGCGCTTTTGGCGCCGCTGCCTTGGCGGTGCCTGGAATCAACGCGTTACCGTGCTGCGCGTCCAGCGTTCCGAGGAACTTACCGGAGCGGCTGTAGCCACGGTTGCCGACGATTAACGATACCCCGTCTGTGCGCTGGTACGTGGTCGCGTGATCGACGCGAGAATTGGAAACGCTCTCAAACATCACGCCGTTCTGAAATACGAACGAGGTGCCTTCCAGCGCTACAAATTCAGCGTTGGCGTCAAAAATATCGGGTTTGGTGCGAGCGTTTTTCAGCCCCATGCTAGTAGTTTTTTGCATCGTCCTCTCCGTGTTTCTTTCCGCAGCAGTTCACTCGTCGTCGCCGCTCCGGGTAGTTGGGTTGTTCGTCGTAGTTAAACGAAGACTCTTTCAGCCGACCGCTCAGGCCGTCCTCAAGACTTGCGCCCTCATCAAACTCGTCGTAAGGGTCTTTCATTTCGTACATCGGAATCGCTCTATCGCGCATGTCGTCACCTCAAAAAAGCCCCGCTTTTTTACGGCGGGGCTTTGTCGATTACTTGCCGGACGCGCCGGTTCCGGTCGTCAGGCGGCTTGGACGCTGACTGGTTTCGTTGATTTTCGGGCCAGAGGCCGCAGGCTTAAAGCGGCCCGCTTCACTCAAACCAGACTCAACACCAGCGCGTGCAGCTTCCATAGTACCGTAGGTCTTACCCTTTGGCTTTTGCATAATGCACCTCAATGGTTATCAAATTAAACGTCAGCGTACTGCCGCAGTGCTTACCTTACCGCCAGTTAATAGCGACTGTCACCTTCGCGATACCTGCAGGCGTACCGCCGGTAGGAGCCACNCANGCNANNACTACTTGANCGTTTNCNGGGATGTTGGTCNCTTTATCTGCTGCGGCCTGATNNTGGATGTTGAACGCCGCGCCTTGCGCAGTCGTNCCCATCGTGTACTCCCAGTACGCGTCAGCGTCNGAGCCNGAGCCCGCACGCAAAAACGCAGAGGTAGTAACGGCGTTAAACGTCTCGGTGACGTCCAGCATTACGTCGACAATGCGGCCTACTTTACCTGTAGGGCCTTTGATGTAATGCGTAGTGTTGCCAGCACCGAAGTCAACGGACCCCAGTGAATAGCTGATCGTGGTCGGATTTTCGTATGCCATGATAAAAATACCTGTAAAAATAATTCGCCAAAACAAGGGGCCCTAAGACCCCTACGTCAATTCAGGATCAAGCCTGACTATCCCACTTAATGATTCGGCACTGCGCCTTGGTCAAGGCGTTAGTGGCGTCATTGTGGGTGATCGCAAACGCGCCCATGTAGTACCAGGCGATGCCTTTACCACGGCCGTAATCGTCCGGGATCTTACCGCGAATTTCTTCGGGGCAGGCCACAACTTCGGTCACAGTGTCGCTGCCGAAGAAGTACGCCGCGTCAGACTTGTTGTTGCTCCAGCCTTCGTCAGCGATATTGGTCTGGGACACGAAACGTACTGCGTCTGCTCGGCCTTTTTCGCCATTTATAATACGGCCCCAGCCTTCAGGCACGTACTTGTGGATGTCTTCCAAGTCGTCCAGTACCGGGCGCATAGTGGTTGGGCGCATGATCGCTACATAGTTCTCGGCGTCGAACAGGGGGATGTTGCGCTCCTGCATGGTGTCAGAGATCGTCTTGACGTGATCGAAGCTTATGGCGATGTTATTGGTGCCGTTGGGCGTACCGTTTTCGGTCAACGTGATCGCGCCGGCCGCGCCGCCTACTGCACGCAGCAGCGTTGCGTCGAACTGAGCGTGCGCCAGACGGTCGAAGCGACGGTTAGCGTTACGCTTGAGCGTGTTGTGGATGATCTGCTTGACGGGGTGCTCAGAGAGCGCGTCAAACTTGCCGGTGTAAGGTACCGCGATACCTTCTTCAGTGATTGTTACGCTGCCCTGGGATACTGGGAAGCCAGTCTCAGGCATACGCAAGGTTTCGTCCAGTGACTCGGCTTCGTCGTCGGTGTCACCGTAGGTGTTCCAGTTGTACACGTCGCCTACGTTCTTACCGAGCGCGACTTCAACATCGCAAAACTGACGAAACCGCATCATCGGTTGCAGCGCGTATCGCAGCTCTTCGGACAGGGTTTCTGAGGACATAAATCCTCGGTTGGCACTCCACAATTCTGACATAATGTTCTACCTCTAAAAGTTAGGCTCTTCCGCTAAGTGCCGCTCGGTGCCGCTTCATGTCTTCCGCGATCTGCGTGGGGCTTTTCGGCCCTTTGTTGGTCGGCGTTGGACGTGCCGCGCTGCTTCGAGTTAATGGCACAGGTTTAAGTGCGTCTTTGCGGGCCTGTTTGTCAGTGACGGCGGGCGTAGGTGACGGGGCGCCTGGAGAAAGTTTTGCCTTCACTTCAGCCGCAGCCATCAGCATAATCTGTGACGGGCTTAGATCCGGGTGTACCACTCGCAAGTCTTCCGTTCTACGGTCCAGCGCACCAAACAATACGTCGTCGTTCAAAAGCTCGGAGAAGTTTTCCTGCAACGCTTTGTAGCCTTTGGCTATGTCTTCGTTTTCTGCAGCTTCCCGGTCTTTTCTGGCGCGTTGTTCAAGCGTCGCGTTGACACGTTGTTCCGTTGTTTCAGTGACCTTGGCGATCAGCTCGTCGATGTCTATCAGCGACTGGCCTTGCGCTAACTGGTTCTTCTGAAACATGGCAAACTTTTCTACGGCCTCTTCTTGCGTGCCGCGAAATAGAGCGTTTACGAATTCGTTTGCCTGATTCCGTATCTGCTCTTCGTTTACCTCAACGCCCGGTTTTTTAGTGGGTGGTGGAGTTAAACTGCTTTTCAATCTTTCCTGCTGTGCAAGCAAGTCAGCCTTGAGCTGGTCTGCTTCCTTCAGCTTCTCCGACGCCAGCCGTAAACGGTTGTCGGCGGTAAGGTTCTTTTGCTGGATGCTGATCACTTTATCAAGTGGCATCTCAACAAGCTCGCCGTCCACCTTGAGTTTCATGTACTGCACGCCGTCTTTTTCAAAGATAGGCGACTCAGGAGCCTTTGGAGCGTCCGGCTTTGGTGCATCATCCCCCAATTTATCGTCGCTTGCAACAGGTTCTGTTACTGCCGCTGCTGCAGACGGTGCTGGCACGGGGTCGTCTCCATCACTTTCAGTAGGGTCCAGGTACATCTCAGGGTGTGTTTGGGCTTCTGGCGGGTTATCAATCTCAGCTTGTCGAGCTTCAACTACCCGTTTCATAGCGGCTTCACGTTTGTCCAGCACGCTTGTTACGGGTCTGCTTTCGTCGTCCTCAGTTACCGTATCAGACGCGCCTTTTTGGGTAGGGTCTGGTTTCTTACTCATGGTTAACTCCTGTTGCGCCCATCTGCTTCGATCATCGCTACGAGGGTTTGATGGGCTTGATCCCCCTCCGATGTAATCTGTTCGATCAAAATTCTGAACAGCGCCGCCGCTCGTGCTTCGACCTGTTTGTTGATAATCGCTTGCGTGTCCGCTGCAGGTATCTGCACCAGATCAAGCGCTGCGTCCATCACTATGTCGTTGGCCCGGCGTATCATCTCCCGGCCAAGCTCGGATTGCACAAAAGATTGCGCCGCGTCCCCAAGAACAGACTCTTTAAGTAAGTCCTGCGCTAACGCGTCGGCGTCGGCTTCCGATAGCTGGTACGCCACGCTACCTGGTTGTTCATCGTCTATACTCGCTGGTTCAAACGTATCGTGGCTCATTTAACCCCCGTCTTAGCCTCAAATTTAAGAAGTGCGTCTTTGGCTTTGTTGGCCTCGCGGATCGCCGTGGCATCGCGCACCGTCATGTCTTTTTGCGCGCCTAGCTCAAGGCGGGTCTGCATCTCTGCGATGCTGATCTGCTCACGTAGCGCCAGCTCCATCATCTTGACCTCACGATCAAGCTGCAGCCTTGCGTCAAACTGCTCGCGGTCGATCTGCATTTGCTGCTCTTTAAGCTCCAGCTCACGCATCTTGACGTCGGCTTGCGGGTCCCCCTGTGTCTGTACTTCTTCCGCCGGTATCAAGAACCTTGCGCCTTCTGCGTAGCCTACGAAGCTCATGATCTCTTTAGCGATCTCCGCTTCGTTCAACCGAGCGAGAATGCCTGGGAACTGCGCGGCGGTGTTCAGCGCCATTGAGAGTTTCTCAATGCGCTGCGTGGGGTTGGTGTTGCCCATGCCCACGTTGACCTTGACGCTTAGGTCGGCCTCGGTCAGAAGGTTCTGTAACTCGCCCTCACGAAGCTGCGACATATCAAGGTTCGCTTGGGTACCGGCCAGCTCTATCAACACCTCATCGGTCTCGTAGAGCTGCTCTAGCCGTGCGATGTCTTTAAGCACCGGCTCTACCCACGTTTCGATAAAGACCCGAATACCTAGATCCTGCACGGCCGTTGCGCCGGAACTCATGAGAGACATGCCGCCTACGGTCTCGTTCAGCTTGCGGTTGCCCATCACGGAGCCTTGACTGAAGTTGCCCAGCAACTCGTCAAACTCAACGGATAGCCTGTCCTGCTCTTGGTACGATGACGCGGTGACGTCGTTGGTCTCTATGACCCGCACGTCATCAGGATCGTCCACCATGACGCCGCCGCCCGGTACCGAGCGCATCAACGCTTTCAGATCGATGCTGCCTTGCTTCTGGCGTTTGATGAAATAGCGTTTGTTCAGCGCCAGCGCCACGTTGTCTCGGCGTTGGTTCGTAACCTCGTTGATCGCCTCCTGCAGCGACGCTCCCATCGACACCGCGCTCGTTGGGTAACTGCGGTGCGATTCGATGTTGCTCATGCCGATCTTGTAGGGGCGCCCGTGCGCGAAAACTTCTTTGATGGGCAGTGGCTCGGTAAGCGGCAGCGAGTCGCCAAGCGTCCACATAACGAGGTCTTCGCCGTCTACCCGAATGGTATTAAGGTGTACATAAACTGTGGAAAACTCATCCCCTGAGAACGTGTCTTTGGGGTTCTGCCGCTCGCGCCCCGCTCTGGCAAGCTCGGTCGCGCTGTCGTTGGACGCATTATCGACTTTACCTGCTGCAAGTACCTGAGCAAGTGTGTACGGGTACCATGTAGGCTTGCCGGTCTTAGGGTCTGCCTTGTCCATCATGTCCAGTACGTCAGCCGCAGCCATCGGTATCATTTCGATCAGGAACGAGCTGGAGCCTACAATGTCTCGCCAATCGGCGTTGACATCAAATCGGAAGTGATCCGGGGATATGTGGTGGACCCAAGGGCGGTCTTTGACTTTGACAGAGCTGCTGATCTCCCGACCGAGTATATTGCCTTGGTCGTCTTGTAGAGGTTTGCCCGTCTCGGGGTCGAAAGCAATTTCGTACTCGGTTTGTTTTCGCTCTTCATACTGCCACTCCTGCCGGGTAACACAGATACCGTAGACCTCAGTGTCTTGCCACGCGCCAAGCACCGTCATAAACCACGGCACTGTGTTATCCATGCGGAACTGCACCAGCTTTTGCACAATACGCGCTTCGGTCTGGGCCATCGGGTCGCTTTGGTTCTGCGCGCTGATGACCAGATCGTCACTGTTGCTGAACAGCGCTGCGGCTACCGCCGCCTCGTGGCTACGCATGGCCGAGCGTACTTTGGGCCGGAACAGCTTGGAGCGCCCCGCGTAGCTTTGGTGGTAATACTTACTGCCGCTCGGGTGCTCGTTTTTGACCATCCGAAGGTTATCGTCCCAGCTACGGCGAAGACTGTTGTCCATGTATGTCGTAGACTCGGTGTAGGCTTTACGGGCGCGAGCGGCAACGAATAGCGCAGCCTCTGAGGGCTGCGCTTGTTCGATCTCCTGCTCCGGCTCGTCGTAAGCCGTGTTTTGTTCGGCCATCTCACGCGCCGGGTTCGGCTCGTTATCGCGCTTGGGGAACTTGTCCTCGGCCAGCGGCGTGCCTAAACTGCTTTTGGTAAAATCGTTTTCCATATTCATGTCTGCTCACCCTGGGCCGCGCCTATGGCCTCGCCTCTGAAATCGCGCCGAAGTCTACGCAGATCCGCCTCCGCCCCTGCTGCGTTACGTGTAATGCCAAAACGCTCCAGCAGCTCGCCGCCGCCAAGTCTCGCCTCTTCTTCCAACTCGAACGCAGTATCGCTTAAATGCACGACCATGCCAAACTGACTTGATATGCGAGGCACCTGCACGTAGGCGATGCCGCCGCTTTTACCGAGGCGTATGGTGACTTTCCACTCAATGCCTGGGTAGTGCTTGACCAGCGTTGAGCCAACGATCTTGGCGTAGTTGTCCTGCGCCGCAGCGCGTTCAACCTCCGCTGGTGACAGCTCTGACAGCGGCTCGTTTTGCTTGACGCGTTTAACGTCGGCTGGCTGGGCGATAATTATCACTACACGACCTCCGGGTCAAAGGAGCCGGCACCGACGCCATAGTTAGCGTGTGCCTGACTGTTGGCTACCCATACGAACGGCTCCGCGAACGTGAGCGCGAGCGCCTCGGCTCGGTCTGGCGAGTCAAGTCCTCGGGCTTTCATCTCTTCTTTGCGCTCCAGCATAAGCTGATCTTTGGTGGGTAATATGCGATAGGTAGGCCCGATAAGCTGCTCGGCCAGTACCGGATCATCCACGATGTCCGCGCCAGCTTCAAGCCACTCCTTGAGCCTTACCCAGCACTCTACGCGCTTGTTGTAGTACAACGGACTCTCGGCAGCTTTTCCTACGTTCACGTCAATAACCGGGTACCCGAGCGTGTTCAGATAGTCCACCACGCCTGAGCCCAGCCCGATACCGTCCACAAATATCGCGCCCATCGGGTACCCACGCTCGCGGAACTCGTTGAACATGCGCGCTACCATCGCGCCAAGCTGCATGTTATCCAGCCCTCTGAAACCTTTCTGAACGTGCTGTTTTCTACCCTGACGCGCCGTGATAACCGCCTCGTCGTCGCCAAAACGCGCCGGGTCGCAGCCTATCAGTATCGGCTGGTACACGTATGAGCGCTCTTCGAGCCGGTTGTTGCGTGCGTTTTCGACGATCTCGGAGCTGATGAGCTGGTTCGACGCTTGCTTGGGGAACATGCCGCGTACACGGACGCGGAAAAAATCTGAGTCCTCGCCGTGGTCCTCTTCCCATTCCTTCAGCTTGACCTTGTTGGTCATCTTACAGGTACGCGAATCGATGTTGCGGTGCCACCAGCGGTGGCGGTACTTACCAAAGCACTCCCTGAACCGCCCGGTATTACGGGTCGGGTTCCCGAACACGAACCACATCGCTCTCGGGGTTGTCATCGCCCCTTCCGCGACCTCCCAGATCTGATCTGCGATGCCCGAGGCTTCGTCCATCACCATCAGTACGTGCTGCGCGTGTAGGCCCGCGAACGCTTCAGAGTTGTGCTCAGTCCATGGTATCGCGTCAATGCCCCATGTCTCGGGGTTATCTTTCTGATAGAACCTTGTTGCCGTCCAGTTGAACCAGTGCTCGTTCAGCGAGCGCTTATGCCACACCGACAGCTCGCGCCATGTCTTACCTTTGAGCTGGCTTTGCGTGTTCGCCGTTACCCAGCCTGCAAGATGCGGCCTGGTAGACATGGCCCACAACACGATCCACGATGTTTGTGCGCCTTTACCGATACCGTGACCCGAGGCGATGGCGCTTTGTATCGTGGCCATAGGGTCTGCGCGTAAGTGGTCGCGCATTTTTATCAGCAGCTCTGCTTGCCATTTGTCCGGCCCGTCAAAGTCCTCAAGCTCGGTCCCCGGCTGGCCCCACGGAAAGACGTACATAACAAAACCGTACGGGTCGTCGTAGAACTGAGCGATGTCCTCGGCAAGCGCTTGGTCGTACTGACCTTTGCTGATCGCCCCAGTAAGCTGCGCTCGTGCTTGGTCTTTGGGGGAGGGCGGTAGGTTAGTCACCTAACAGGTCCTCCACGCTCGGCTCTGGCGGCTCAGGGTGTGCGTATTTAATGTCTCTGCGTGCGTCGTCACTTATCTGCGCGATGTCGCCCTCGATCTCGCTGTCCTGCTCAGGCTCGACGTCGATGACGGCGCGCTCGGCTCGTTTACGCGCCAGGTCCAGCACACGGGCGAGGTCCGCGTCGCCCTGCACCTCTACCACCTCTTTGAACGCTTGCACATCGACGTGTTTACCGATCAGCTCCAACGCTTTGAGCGCCGGAGCCGGTGCGAACTCCCCCAGCACGAGCCGCCCCTGCGCGTCACGAATGAACGCCATCTGAGCACATTTGTCATAGACGCTTCTGGCTTGCTCCAGCACCCAGCGCGCACTTGTCAGGCTCTGGGTTTTGATTGCTTGTGTCAGGTGCGCGTTGATGAGTAACACGGTCTCGGTCTCGCCAAGCAGACGGCTTGCGAGCGCTTGAAGCCCTTGTGTGAGCGCCTCGTCAGTATAACTTTCGAGGGTGGCGGCAAGCTCCTCGTCCTCGGCCGCCGAGCTCATGAGCGTGAGCCGCGCCGCCTGCACAGGGTCAAGGCTCTCGGCGTAGTTACGCGAGAAGTCCGCTGGGTCTACCGGGTATTTGCGTAGCTGCGCGAGCACCGGCAGAGGCAGCTCGTTGACGCTTGGTAGCATCAGGGCGCTCATAATAGGTCCCCGGCCCGCAGCCCGCGCACGCTCGCACGCGTCAAGGCGAGGACGAGGGGACGTGAGGCGGGCGATCGTGGGGCTCTGTCAGCACGTATCATGGGTACTAGGACTCCAGTGAGGCTGTGTGGTCAGAGGGCCGTGGGCCGGGGGTGTCCAGAATTTTGTCCGCTCGCCGGGGTTTGCTCGACCAGCGGTACGGGTCGTGATAGACGCGCTCATCGCCATCGGCGCGGCGCATCATCTCGCGTATGTTCGTTGTCTTGAAAGTAGGTCTTGCTCGCTCGGCCATCGCTCGTGCCCCTTTGTGTCGCCCCGACGTGAGAGCGCGTCAAAGTAGTTACGCATCCCTGCCGGAACGTCTGTCTCGCCCGCTTTCGCTCTGCGCCAGTTATGGCGATGATGAGTCACCCGTTCAAAGTCGATCTCATCTTGTATCTGCTCGCGCAGTTTGCTCTGCACCCGCGCCTCAAGCACGTTGAGACTGCCCTGCACGCGGCTTACCTCGCTCGCTATTATTAAAGCCTGTTTGCGCACAGCTTGCAAGTGAGCCGTCAGCGCCCGTGCCTGGACGTAAGGGTTGGGGTGCTGCGGCAGATCACGGCTTGCCGCTGCTATTGGCCCCAACGCTCGTTTGGCAAGCCGCTCGTGTAGCGCTTGGGGCATACACGTAGGGCAGTGCCACAGCGCGGTGACTGGGTGGCTTGTGAGGGTATCGGTTGTTTCTTTACAGGCCGGGCAGATCGCGTACCAGTGCAACTCGTGGTGGTGACGGGTAAGGCGTATCTGTACTCGCTGACCTGCCAAGTGCATTGTTTTGCGCTCGTAACTTACCGTCAAACTTTTGGCGTCCGCCTCGGTCAGTCGTTGGAGCGCTTTCGGGGGTGTTGGCCTTTGTAGCAAGTGCGGGATAACCACATCATACCGATCGCATTGCAGCGGGTCTCGGTACTTTAGTGGGGGTAGCGGGTTGTTGGGTGTGGCGGCGTTAGATCTACGCCCCAGATAGCGTACCGATGGGTGGTACTTGGTGAGTCGCTTTTTAAGCGCCACGGTTTTACGCTGCAGAAAATGCAGTCGTTCTCGTTTTTGACTTACAGAGTGTTTGGTAGCTGATTGCATACAAGTAGTTTACGGGCATTTCTCTACGTTGGAAAGCGTTTCTGGTTTCGGCGCGAAAATTTTTTGGGGTGTTTTTGAGGGGTTGGGCAGCAGCGTAGCGGGTAACAGAGAGTCTCTGTATTGGAAACGGGTAGCGGGCAACAGAGTATCGGGCAACAGAGTATCGGGCAACAGAGAGTCTCTGTATTGGAAACGGGTAGCGGGAAAGGCAGAAATTTTTGGAGGTATTGTAAATACGGGCTTGGCCCTGCGCCCGTTTTTCCGATACTGGGTGGCCCGGTCTACCGAAACCGAGCGCCCAATCACGATATGGGACCCTAAAAACGCGCAGGCCCGATACTCTGTTACCCGTCGCGGAGCTACTTCGAGCGCAGCGACGCAGCAAGCCAGGACGCCTGACGCCTGACGCCTGACGCCTGACGCCTGACGCCTGACGCCTGACGCCTGACGCCTGACGCCTGACACCGCTCCGGTAGCCCGGATAAGCCCTGGCGCAATCCGGGAACTATGCAATCGGCAGCTTGGCGTTAAGCGCAGCGAAGCCCAACAGCTGAGGGCATACCCTGCCTCCTGCATCCATGCAGTCGTCTCCCGGAGGGCGAGGGGACTAATCGGCGTACGCCGGACAATCGTGCAGCAGTTAACAGGTGCATAGCCTTTTTTCTTTGGCAGCCCAGGCGTTATTGAGTGCCGCTATGGCCGGTTCGTTCGTAGCCAGTTGTAACGGCCGTCGTGCCACTTGGGCAGAGCTGTCAGCTATTTGCAGGTGCCGGCTCCTGGGGTGGCGAAACG